TGTTAGACCGCACGCTTTACAAGGCGCGTATAACATTTATGGCCGCCTTTAGCACGCTGGCATTAAAACGATTTGCATCACCGCCCATAGTCATAAATGAGTCATACATCAGCACCAGCTCATCTAACAAAATGCTGTGATCTGGCGCTTTACTTGGCACGTGGTTAGGGCGCACTATTTCGTCAATTAGGTTGGTGAACACTTTGCCTAATTTGTCGCTGTAAGTATCGGGATACATTGCTTCTCTCGTTTCTTGGCTTATGCCGATTTCGGGATATGGTAACTCACTCACACTGTTGCTTTCCACGCTGACCAGCCGACCATACGCCATAGGTGTAGCGCGGCTTTGATGTTTACGTCAGGGTAAAACAGGTCATCAAGTTTGGTGATGATGCCAGCCTCGATCAGCCATTGTTCGTGTACACCGTTAATTTGGAACAATCCGCGTGAGCCACCATTTGAGTCTTTGCCGTTGAACGCCAAAGGGTTACACGCGCTCTCACGTTGTTGGACTCGCAGGATGGTTGGTGACTCACTGATTGGCCAGCCGGCAAGGATGGCATCGTTTAAGTATTCCATGCAGCCTTTGTAGGGCATCGTTGTGGTTGTGATTGGTGCAGCTGTGGTGGGCACAACGCTTGTCAGGGTTATGGTTACTTGCCCTGTGGTCTTTGGCAGGCTGTCAGACGGCTTACTAGCCTCCCAGAGGAACGTAAAGCACGCCAAGCCACTAACTACCCATGCGCCTAATTTAATCGCTAAATAACTCATTTTTTCTCCAATTGGTAAGGGGTCTGCCAACTATCGCCAACTGCGTCTTTAAACGCAATTTGTGCGTGTAGCACTCGACCATCGTCTGGGTCACGAAATATCTGCACAAGCACCATTTGACTGCTGTCTAGGTGCGTGGTGTAAACCTCGTAAACGTATGTTTTTGCGTCTGCCATTGCATCTCCTATCGTCGGTACTACGACCATAGGGCATTACTGTGGCAATTCGGTGAATACCCTTTTAAACGCTTGTTGTATAAGGTTTGTAGGTTGCTTGACAAAGGCTGGTGAAACTTCCACGTGCAGCCAATCGCCACCGGGCGCTGAATGTATTTCTGGTTTGCTGTACGACTTCCACGCTTGACGATCACAACGCCAGCCGCGCCCAAATGCTTTAGGGAAATAATCAAGCACGCACTCAACGCCTAATTCGTTTGCGTTAGCCAGCACAATGTTAAGAAACGCAATAGAGCCTTTACGGTTTGCTGTTGGATGTTTCTCTGACGGCCTGTAAGACAAATCAACGGCTCGACCAGTGGCGTGCACACTCAAGTTTTCTGAGCCTCGCATATCGCGTATTCCCCAGCTGCCGTTATTCCAAAACGCGCCGCCACCATATTTGATGGCTTGACGTATCCACTCATCCATGCCGGGCAGTGGGCCAGCGGCTGCGCCGTCACTGTTGCCTGTGTATGGCCGTGAGCCAACGATCTTAGAGTTGGCTGGCAGTATTGGCATCAGCAGGCTTTGCTTTTAGTCCGTTGGCGGCTACAAGACCAGACAGTGTGCCAGTCATAAAAATACTAAGCGTCTTTAACAAATCTATAAAGGCTGCGTCATTAGGGCTCTGTTTTTCAGGTTGTGTAACAAACCCTAAAAAATACACAAAACCAATAACAGTTACGGAAAACGTAATTGCAATTGTGCATGCCACAAACACGATCATGCGCGCGTGTAGGTAGTCAATCTCTGAACGATCTTTAGCCATTAGAAACCCTTTCGCATTGTGAAATTGTCGAGCATCGTGTCATTGGGCCGCTTTTAGGTGCGTTTGTTCGTGTTGTTTCGCACGCGGTCAGTACAAATACAAGCATGACGCTAAACGGTAGTAGGCGTTTCATTTGCTGTATTTTTTAAGGTCATTATGAACCAATGTCTTCTATAAAGAATTGTCGTGGAAAGGTTGCATCGGCGTAATCGGTCACTTGGGTATTGTTTGTTGAAGCTTGTATCTGCGCGGTATAAGTAACTGAACCTGATGAAACTGCTGTATAAACATAACTTAAACTAAGTGGAAATGTGTTTGTTGCGTTCATAAGCAAAGTAGATAAGTTTCTTTGCACTAAAGAAACGCCTGCTCGCAAAATTCGGTAGCCCATACCTTGCGCGCCGCCAGTTGGATAAGGCAAGCCCAGAGCAGTGATTCTGTATTTACGACCGGACACTTCGGTAATGGTCAAAGTCATGCCGTTATCTTGAAAAGTGGTATGAGGTGCACTTGTATTGAAAATAGATGTAATCGTTTGAGTGTTGCATACACCAAACGGCAAATTGTTCATTTGCGCGGCTGTAAGAATGTTGCCGCTAACAAAAGTTGTGTTTGGTGATGCCATGATGTCTCCTTTAAAAACTCAACAAGTTGTTGTTAAGAGTACCAAAGATTGCGTCATTGAGTGTGAGATACTGGTTGCCGTCTGTGCTCTCAAACGTGTACGAGATGATATGGCTACCCGGTGTGATGTTGTGAGACACGCCAGAAACAATAAGTGTTTGGGTTTCGGTGGCTGGTGTGCCTACAACAAAGTTTTTTACAACACTGCAAATGCTTGTTAGATCGAGTGTTAGCGCAATGTTTTGGTTGGCTGTTGACAAGGCGGTTAGTTGAGTTGATAGGCCAGTAAAGCGCAAGACAGGGTTTTGGTATTTGCCTAGCAAATAGTTGCCTAAACCAGCAACCTCTGTAGTAGTGCTGTTAAGCAAATTAAGCAAGTTGTAGTTTTGCGCTTGATATAAGGCAATGCTGGCTGCATTACTGGTGATCTGTGCTGCACCTGCAGGCGATTGGGTCACAACGTAGTTATAGAGTAGCTCATCCCCGTACTGGTTAATTAACGTCTGGTAGGGCAGACCTGTGCCGTCAGTGTTAAAGGTTGCGCCGGCTACAGGGTTAAGCACACTTGATCTACCCTTAAATGTCAGTGTGCCGTTGGCTGACATAAACAAATATCCTTGCTCACTTGTGTTGACTTGCTGCAGGTAGTTAAGGCAAACGGTGTCTTGATCTATGGCATAAGCGCCCAACGTGGATGAGCCTGTATCTATAGATCGAGCGCCCTGATAGTTAATTTCTGTTAAGTCCAAAATAGTGTTTATGCGTGCGCCAGTGGCTTGAGATGATGGTGTTACAGCGTTTAACGCTTGGTTTGCTAGCACCGTAAAGTTGTCAGCGCATGACGCATACATCACGTCTTTGTTGCTGATGTCGTAATCTAAATTCCAGTCTGTTACTAAACCTGTGTAGATTGGTATGCCGTTAGCAAGGATTTGCACCGGGCATCGTGGCAACACAAACGGGTAATACGGGCTAGCTGTATTGGTTGGGTTAAGTATTTCGGTTTGGTTGTTAAACGCAATGGTGGCTGTGCCAGCGTTAAATTGGTCTAATTGACGATTACGGCCACGCGTAATGTTGACTGACTCAACAATGCTGGTTAGGTCAACCATTGTCACGCCGCCTAGCGTGCCTCGACCAGCGGTATCCAGCACGCCATAAAACGAGTCGTTTAACTGGAATGGTGTACCAAACCCTGTAGTGGATTGGAAACCCACAAGCACTTGCATTACTGGCACGGTCATGCGGCTGCAAACACCTGACCGCTACGGCGTTGTGCTTTTTGTATTGCTGTAATAATGTCTTGACCGATTTGATCTGGTGTACTTATCAACCCTGCGTTAACGGTGATGGTCATACCGCCACCCATTTGACCCATGCGCGACAATGGAATTACAGCCTCTGGGCCTGCCTCACCAATCATCGCCAATGTTGGGCTGTTCACAACACCACCGCTAGCCATTTTAGGTATCTCTATGACGCTTGATGGGCTACCTTCTCCACCACCGCCACCAACCCTGCCAATTTTAATTTCACCAATAAAACCAATATCAGGCAACAAAGGCAACGCGTTGTAACCCTTGATAATTGCGTTAATAACTTTTATCCAACTGTTAGCCCAAACCTCAAACACGCCGATGATGCCGTTGACTACAGCCTTTACGCCTGTGCTAAACCACTCAAACTTTTTGTAAGCAACAACTAAACCAACAACTAGCAAGGCAATGCCGGCTGCAATCAGGCTAAATGGGTTTAATGCCATAGCAATGTTTGTGGCCACGATCGCTGCAGCAACCGCGCCGATAGCGCCAGCAATAACTAAAAACGCCTCTGGGTTGTCTTGTGCCCAATCAGCAAACTTTTGTAGGTACGGCAACACAGCCTCGACCACTGGCAATAAAGCCGCGCCGATTGACTCTTTAGTTTCGTCTAACGAGTTTTGCAATATCTTAAATTTGCCCGCTGCGGTATCTGCTGCCTCTGCAGCTGCCCCACCAAACGTGCCGCCAAGTACGTTCATTACGTCATCAAGTGACGCGCCATCTTTAATCATGGCTTTAATCTCTGGTGACAACGCTTGCAGGCCTTTCATGTTGCCGCCGTAAGCCTTAGCAAGAGCATCGCTGACCTCTGCCAATGACTTGCCTGACCCTGCAGAAATGTCTTGTGCCAATCCCAGTGCGTCTGTGGCTGTAGCAATGTCCTTAGTGCCACGTACAAGGCTTGCCAATGCCGGGCGTAGTTCAGAGTCAGCCACACCTGACGCTCGACTCATTTGCGCGATCATGTCCTCGCTGGCTTTAACTTGTGCGTCAGTTGCGCCAGTGACATTTTCTAGCGTTAATGCAAGTTGTGCCTGTTCGGCTTCATCTTCCATTGCTGCTTTAGTAGCGCCTACAAGCGCAACACCTAAACCTGCAAGAGCAGCAGCGGCTGGCACTGCAGCCTTTTTAATAGCAAACTGTGCTTTTTCGCCTGCGGTTTCTAATTGCTTAAATTGCTTAATTGCTTTAGAAACGCCTTTGCCGTCAAACTCTGAAATAATTGGAATAGATAGCATTACATTGACCTGCTGACCGTGCGCGCTGTATCCAATATCATCTTTTCCATTTCCTTTTCGATGCCTTTACGCGCTTTATAAACGGCAGGCCCAATAAGTCGTGTGCGACCAGCGCCAACAAAACCTAACTGGTCACCAAGTTTGTTTGCGTTAGCGCGGCCAGCAGTTTCAAAGATCGCTGTTGCTGGGTCTTTTTGCTCAATCAAGATCACGCCTACCGCGTTGCGCCGGGTGTCAATGCGTAAACGCACACCGCTTTTGGCTTTAGCCACAGTAAATGGGAACAGTTGACGGCCTCGACTAGCCCACTTGTATTGCATACCAGACAGCGGCACTTGGTTGTACACGTCTTTTGCTGCGTTTATTGCTGGTTTAGCAATCTCGTTGGCTTGTGATCTAAAGTCTTTTTGCAGCTGTGGGTCAATGTTTTTGAGCGCGTTAATAGTCTCTTTTACGCCTACCACTTGGATGGTTGTTGTTGCCGACATTGTTACCGCTTTCCCTGCTCGTTAATAACTGTAATCACTGTGAGCAAGTCGCGCGTGCCAAACGGTATTTGTTGTTCAGGCCAGAAACCTGTTGCGGCACAAACTTCGGCTAATTGCCGTCTGTAAGTGCCGCGTCCGTAGGGTTTGGGTTAGTCACATCTGCCTCCGGTAAAACATCCATTTCTGGGTTTTCTTTTAGCCAATCCATAAAATCATCAGGCAGTTTTTCGCCTCTGACTTTTAGCAATGTGTACGCCCAAAATGACCAATCACGAAACCCAGAGTTCTGTGCGTCTAGTGGTTTCTTGTTGAACTTTTCTTCCCACAATGCAATGCTAAATAACGTGGTGTAAAGGTACTCTGGCTCTGCATTGACGGTACGGGTCAATTTAAGTTTGATACGCATATTGCCTGCCTTGTGTCGGGCCGTTGCCGGCTGTGATTGGTTACGCTACTGCAACGCTGTAAACGCCACCAGTAAACACAATGTCAATGGTGTCAAGTGCGCCCAATGCGGCGTTGACAATCGGCAAAGTTTCTAGGTAGCAACCCGTGAGCGTGGACTCTGGGTTAGTCGCGCTAGTAGCTGCGCTTGTTGGCTTGATCTTGACCGTTGTAGATGTGCCTACTAATCCGGCCAATGTTGCGTAAGTCTCTGACGCTGCAAAACTGTTGTACATAGTCAAAGTCAATGTGCTGTTTTCTAAACCAGCCGTGTAAACGCGTGCGGTCTTGCCAAACGATGTGCTTTCTAGTGCCTCGATGACGCGGGTCAAATTGGCAGAGCTGCACTGGTCTGTCATGTCAACTGCGTTGACTGTAACAAGTGGGTTTGATAGGTAAGTGCTAGTGGCCATCTGGGTTACTCCTCGTTGGTGTCTGTATTAGTTTTAGCAGGTTTCTTAGGTTTAGGTGTGGATTGCTCAACAATGAAACCGCCAAAGATTAGCGCTTCCACGTTGATGCCCTCTGCAGGTAGGT